TTAGAAATGCTTCTCCTCTGCCGCCTTGAAATTATAGACTGGTTTCATCACGTCGATAACGTCCACGGTGTCACCGATGACATCCAAGATATCATCAAGGGATTTATAGGCCATAGGAGCTTCGTCGATGGTGCCTTCGTTTACCGATGTCGTATATATGCCTGCCATCTCCTGCTGGTATTCCTTGAGGGAAAGCTCTTTGATTGCCTGTGTACGGGACATGATGCGGCCTGCGCCGTGCGGGGCAGAGTAATTCCATTCAGCATTGCCTTTGCCAATGGCCAGGATGCTTCCGTCACGCATGTTGATGGGAATAAGGACCTTTTCACCCTTATGTGCGGCGATGGCTCCTTTTCTGAGGATCATCTCATCGACATCGATGTAGTTGTGGATGGTATGGAAGGCTTCGCCGGGCTGAAGGCCAGCTCTTTCCAGCAGTTTTTTGGCAATCTGCTCCCGGTTCAGTCTAGCAAACTGCTGGCAAAGAGCCACATCATGCAGATACTGCCTCAGGTATTTTCCGGAGACAAAGCAAAGATCTTCCGGCAGCTTTTCCCTGCGTTGTTCTGACTTCGCCTGCTGGATGGCCTCCTGGATCTCTTTTTGCCGTCCTGCCGCCTTGTATTCTGCTATGATATGCTAGAGCCGTTCTTCCAGTGTTTCATCATGGGCATTCAGCTCAACGGCCATGCGCTGATAAATCTCCGCCACCTGTTTTCCCAGGTTCCGGCTTCCTGTATGGATGACGAGATAATGTCGGCCATCATGGGTTTTATCGACCTCGATGAAATGATTCCCGCCGCCCAGAGTGCCGATACTGCAGGCAATCCAGGACAGATTCTTCAGCTTGTCATAGCAGTAGAGTTGCTGCAAATCAAAGTCAGCCTGCTTCTCGAGCCAGACATTCATCCCGGAAGGCACGATGTAAGCCGCTTCATCGAGTCTGGCAAAATCAATCGGCTGCTTGTCAAGAGCAATCGTATACATGCCACAGCCGATGTCCACGCCGACGATGTTCGGTACTGCCTTGTCTGTGATTGTCATCGTCGTACCAATCGTACAGCCTTTCCCGGCATGGACGTCCGGCATAATCCGCACCCGGCTCCCCTTCGTCAGCTCATAGCTGCACATGCGGCGGATTTGTTCCCTCGCTTTCTCATCGATACTCTTGGCATACGATATTGCCGTTGTAACTGTTCCTTCAATCCGTTCCATTGTCGCTTCACCTGCCGTCCCTGAGTTCCATAATTTTCTACTATTATACAACAGTTTACAGCTTTTAAGCCGCTTGCTCATCGCCCCAAGCCAATGCTTGCAAAGCCTTGAGCAATGTGCTTGAATTTATGCTACTTTGGGCTTTGGACACCAAAGTGGCGAAAAATACTTCCTTGTGGATCTGCTGGCTTAGCGCGTGCCGCAGCTCTTGCGGGCTCTTGTCCCGGTAGGTGTTCAGCCGCTCGTCCTCATACGGCAGGATCTTCATGAGAGCGTGCCCGGAATTCGTTAGGTTCAGCAGATGCTCAATCGCAGTCTTTGTGCGAACTTTGTAGCTGCCGAGCTCCCAGAACATCTTCTGCTCGTAGTAGTTCGTCTCAATGCCCCAGCGGAGCTTGTAGAGCTTGAGCGGGTAAATCGCCATATGCTTGGAGCTGGTGTTGCGGAGCCCTTTGTTCTCCTGCCAAGCAATGCTCATGTGCAGCGCCATCGGATCTATGGTGCTGAAAAAGAGACGGTACGAGCCACTCTTGCTCAGCGTCACATAGGCATGGACGGTATGGTCGCCAAAGATGCGCGTTTTCACCAGACGGTGAGCAACAAAATAGTTGTCCATCCGGCAAAGGTAATTCGTGAGATCATTGGCAATCTCGTCCAGCATCAAGCGTTTACCGTACTTTGGTGGACGGCCGCGACGGCCTGCCGTCGAATCCGGCAACTCGAACATGGCCGTATCGTGGCGTGCATTGCAGGTCACATTGAGATTCGGATAGCTGAGAGCATGTGCGAGCAACTCGCGCTTGGCGTACCAGCTATCGAAGAGCAGGATGACCTGGCGTTTTTCAAGGATTGGCATGACTTCATCGAGAAGCTGGCAGGCAAGTGTCAGCTTCGAGGCTTCGCCGTTGCTCATGACGTAGCCAATCGGCACCGCGATATAACGGATCTGCTGCTTGCCTGCGGTCTCATGGAGGACCGGCACGCTCATCGTCAGGCTGACGAAGGCATGCCCATTGAAATAGGACTTGCCATCGTGTTTGGCGTGGTCGTACAGGATGCCTACACCGTCGAAGTGCTTGCCCCACTTGGCAATGGACGTGTCGTCCACGCTGAGCAGGATAGGCTCCTGCCGCAGTGCCTCTGGCACTATGGCAAGCGCCTGCAGCGCCAAGGCCTGGCGAATGGATGCATCCGTGACGAGGCCGTTGCCAAGGGCGCGGTAATAGCTGTTGAGCGATGCGTCCGTCTGCTTCGATAGGAACTGCCGGAACAGGCAGCGCACCGACGGCGCCGACTCCAGAGCCAGTTGAGCAATGAGTAACCACGCCAGCAGATGGCGCGTCCGTCTCGTCGCAGATGGGAACAAGGAAGAAAAAGTCGTCAGGAGTCTGTTAACTGTCGGCTGACTGGTGTATAATTGAGACATCACGTAGCACCTCTCGTGTTTGGTTTGTGGTGAATCTTGAAGTGGTAAACTAAAATTGGACACGGAGGGGGTAATTTTTGGACATACGGTGTATACTGTACGGATAGTACGAAATTAATTATCGGACAGAAATTCTCCCTCACAGGACAGGAGGTTTGCCGTGAAGTACACAAAAGAACAGAGATTGGACATTGGCCGCCGCATTTACGACGGCGAAATCAGCCGGTATGAAGCTGCAGAGGAATACGTTATCAATGAGCAGACGGCACGGAATTACATGAGAATGTACCGGGATGCCAACCAGTTGCCGCCCAAGCAGGGACGAAGAAGCATCTGTGCGCCCTCGTTCAAGAAAGCTCCGGCAGAGCTGGATGAACTGAAGGCGATGACAAAGGAAGAACTTATCCAGGAACTAATCAAGGCCAAGATAACCGAGGCACGGCTAAAAAAAGGCTACGAGGTGAAGGGGGATGTATAATGTACCCATAGTCATAGACAGTTTGAGAGAGAGTATAGAAAGTGATATGGACATGAAAAGAGTATATTCTATATGAATAGATTTTATATTTGTAAAATTACTATTTTGGGACATTTAGCAAGAAAAAAACAAGTATTGGACAGCTTTCTCTTGGTAAATCCTAAAAAATGGACATTTTTTTCTTTTTGATTGTCTAAAATCGTTTTTGAGCAACTTTTTTCCAAACTGAATGTTATACTATGAATACCAAGCGGAGGTGCTCAAAATGACTGTTAAGCGCTTTACGGAACAGGAGAAACTATTGTTGCGTAAAAACCCCTATACATACAGGGTCACTGATAATATGATATTGTTGACGGTAGAGTTTAAGGAGACATTTTGGAAACTATATATTCAGGGCTTTTCACCAGTGTCTATTTTTAGGGAGTTAGGGTATGATCCTGATCTTTTGGGACAATACAGAATTAATAATTTTGCTTTTAAGCTAAAAAAAGCGATAGAATCCGGAAAGTCTCTTACTCAAGGTGTTGGTGGAGAGATAAAAACTCCGCCGAAGAATAAAGATTACAGCGAGTTACCAATAGAGGCAACAATAGCATCCATGCAGTATGAATTGTCTTATCTTAGACAGGAGGTTGAATTCTTAAAAAAAATGTGTTGCTTGGACAAATCAGATTAGCGCGTGAAATAGCTTTGGGGCTAGCAAATAGAAAGTTTCAATTAATTCATAATTTGGTATCTAGGCCAGATAATCGATTGAAAATAGTCCATTTATGTAAACTTGCTCATGTTACTAGATCTGGATACTATAATTGGTTAAGCAACATGGAATTTCGTAATGCCAAGGAGCAAAAAGATAGGGAAGACTTTAGTATTATTCTAGAGGCATATAAATTTAAGGGGTATGATAAGTGCATCCGGGGCATACATATGAGGCTATTGCATTTAGAGAAGCCGGTACTTATGAACCTAAAAAAGATAAGACGATTAATGGTGAAATATAATCTGAGATGCCCTATTAGAAAGCCTAATCCCTATCGGCAAATAGCAAGAGCTTTGAGGACCAACAAGGTAGCACCTAATCTTTTGAACCGGGAATTTAAAGCACATGGACCTAGAAAAGTATTGTTAACAGATATAACTTACATACCATTGAATGATAAATACTGTTATTTATCTACAATTCTAGACTCCTATACGATGCAAGTACTTGGATATTGTCTTAGTGATTCATTGGCAATAGATTTCGTGTTGGAAAGTGTTAATATGGTGCTTGCTAGGCATGGAAGCGAACTTTCTAGTGAGACTATTATTCATTCGGACCAGAGTTCACACTATACGAGTTATAAATTTATACAGTTTGTTAACGATGCTAATTTAAGGCAATCTATGTCGAGAAGAGGTAATTGTTGGGATAATGCACCTCAGGAGAGCTTTTACGGGCACATGAAGGATGAAATCCATATATCTGAGTGCAAAGATTTTGAGTCTCTGCGTTTAGAAATAGATAGGTGGATGGATTATTACAACAACTACAGATACCAATGGAAGTTAGCAAAGCTATCCCCAAACGAGTATTATGAGTATATAAAAACGGGTATTTACCCATTGAAGATAATTTAATAAAAAATAAGAAGCAGCGATTCCAAAAGGGGTCGCTGCTTCTCTCTTTCTTTTGAAAATGTCCTTGACAAAGGGTACGGTTTAATGGTACTGTAATTCTGTACGGCAACAAGATTATCAAGTAATCATGGAACTATCCGGAGAAATTCCGGTGAAGCTTCTTTGCAAGACAATGGGCATCCAGAGGAGCAGTTTCTACGCTTGGAAAAAACATCTTTCTCAGCCGTCGGGCAAAGAAAAGCGCCTTTTGAGCAACGTCCTGCTGTTCCAGGAGTACCATTGGAAGTATCCATCGCACGGCTATCGCTGGCTGAACGCCAAGATACGGTTGGACAAAGAGATTGTCCTGTCCGATCCCTATGCCCACAAATGCTGTAGGATTGCGGGAATCAAGAGCAAATCCAAGCACTACAGGTACAAGAAGGCTGGCGATCCAGCGCGGATATTTCCCAACCTGCTCATGTCTGAAATGCAGATCGATGGGCCAATGCAGTGCATCGTGAGTGATATGACCGCTTTTTATGTGAAAGGCATCTACCATGAACTGACTCTTTATATGGATCTATGGAACAATGAGATTGTCAGTCATTCCCTCTCTGCAAAACGCGGTGATCGCATGACTTACATCAGCGGACTGGAAAATCTGATTGAGTGGCAAAAACGGCATCCGGAGCACCAAATGGTTCTCCATTCTGACCAGGGATCGGTCTACGCCTCCAAAGCCTACAACGAGCTATTGCCCATGTACGGCATCACCCGATCCATGTCACGTGCCGGGACCCCCACAGACAATGCCGCTATGGAGTCCATCAATGGATGGATCAAGGCGGAGCTGTTCATGGACTTGCATGTGACCGGCGAGAAACCGGTCAAGGAGGAGGTGGATGACTACATTCTTTTCTTCAATGAACAGAGGCCAGCCTATTCCTTAGGCTACCTGACGCCGAAGCAGTATCGGGAACGTCACACGCCCATCTGCTGATCTCGTCTGCATTATCGATGGCATGGTTTGTCTAACAAGCTTGAAGGATGTCAGAAAAGTTGATGAATCTTGTACATCGATTCGTTTTTTATGCCTGATTTTTTTAGTTTTGTGTCCAATTTTTGTTGACAAGTGCAAGTGACTGCATCTTTGATTGTATGAAGTGATGTATTAGTAATGGCAATAAGAGTGCTAATTGCTGATGATCACGCTCTATTGAGCCAATACGACCCGTTGAATTTGGCGGGTCGTTCAACAGATAGTAGGAGGTTATTATGAAGAAATTTTGTTTTTTGTTTTTGATAATCTGTGGCTTGATGGTTTTCTGCCTTCAGGATTGTCAAGCGCGGCAGAAATTAAATCTTGCTGATCTGGAAAATAAATATAACGCCGTGATTGGTGTTTACGCCGTTGACATGGAGAATGGAAAAAAAATTTGCTACAAACCTGATACGCGTTTTTCCTACTGCTCGACACACAAAGTTTTTACGGCTGCAGAATTGCTAAGACAAAAAAATACCTCCGATTTGAATGAAATTCGTAAGTTTTCGGCGGAAGATATTTTGTCCTACGCGCCAATCACCAAAGACCATGTTGCTGATGGCATGACGCTGGCGGAAATTTGTTCGGCATCGCTCAGGTGGAGTGACAACACGGCGGCAAATTTAATTTTGCAGGAGATCGGCGGCGTGGAAAATTTCAAGGTGGCACTTAAAAATATTGGCGACAAAACTACCAAACCTGCGCGAAATGAACCTGAACTTAATCTTTTCAATCCAAAAGATAATCGTGATACTAGCACGCCGAGACAGATGGTAAAAAATTTGCAAGTCTATATATTCGGCGATATTTTGAGCGACGACAAGAAAAAACTGCTGATTGATTGGATGAGCGACAATTCCATAACCGACACGCTTATCAAGGCAGAAACTCCGCAAGGTTGGAAAGTTATCGACAAGAGCGGTTCAGGCGATTATGGGGCGCGGAATGATATTGCCGTGATTTATCCGCCCAATCGCAAACCCATTGTCATGGCGATAATGTCGCGCCGCACGGAAAAAAATGCAAAATCTGACGACGCTATGATTGCGGAGGCGGCAAAACGAATTTTTGATAATTTAGTATTTTAAAGGGGCTTGATAGCATCGGTATTGCCGATGGGCAGAGAGGGCCATCACGCAAAAATATTTCGCCAAACATTTATATCTCACTCAAACTTCGCACACCTGAAACCCTTACTATTATATCATATTCCGATTTTCTTCATCAAAAATACGGCAGAGAATCCTGCGTTTCCTCTTGGATTCTCTGCCGTAATCCTTTTTTCCTGCTTATGCTCTGATTTCCGTCCCGTCCTTGAAGGTCACCCGGATATCGTCTTTGCTGTACACTGTGATGAAATCCACCAGGCTGCCCCACAGCCGGGCATCGAACTCCTTAATGAGATCCTGATTCCTAAGCTCCTTGATGAAGCTGTCCATCTGACGGCTCCGGGCCTTGCGATACTGGATGGCTTCACAGGTCTTGTCGTACTGCGTCTTCGCTGCTTCATACCGACTGACCAGTTCGTTGTAGTTCCGGTCATAATCATCCTGGTTCTGCGCGACCCTGGCGTTCTCGGCTATGAGCTGCTGTATCTTGTCGGCCAGCAGGTTCAAGTCTGTACTGAGCTTATCCCGTTCCTCTTCCAGGGCTTCTGTATCGGTAAGCCGTTCTTTCAGCAAGGTAACGTTATCTATGATTTCCGCTTTGTTTTCAATGAGTCGATTGGCAGCCCGGACGAAGGCTTCCTTGATATCATCTTCTGTCAGGTGCGGCGTCTGGCAGTGTCTCTTAAATTTATCGTTGCAGCGGTATATAGTTCTCCGGTACTTGTCAGTCGAATGCCAGACCTTGGCCCCATACCAGCCGCCGCACTGGCCGCACTTGATTTTACTGGAGAAGATGGATACGCCGCTGTAACGTTTTTTCCCTTTACGCCGCCTCTTGATTTCCTCCTGTACCCAATCGAATACCTGCGGGCTGATGATAGCTTCATGGTTATGTTCCACATAATACTGTGGCACTTCCCCTTCATTTTTCTTTGTCTCTTTTGTCAGAAAATCAACCGTGATTTTTTTCTGAAGCAGGGCATCCCCTTTATACTTTTCATTCATGAGAATACTTCGGATCGTGTTAGCTCTCCAGATTTTGCAGCCAGCTGGAGTGGGAATCTTACGTTCCATCAGTTCTTTTGCAATAGAATGAAACGTGTATCCGCTAAGATACAAACGGTAAATCAACTTTACGATTTCTGCCTGCTTTTTATTCACTATCAGGTTTCCGTCCATTCCCCTATCATAGCCAAGAAAATGACTAAATGCCAGACTGACCTTCCCATCAGCAAACCGTTTCCGGTGTCCCCAGGTTACATTCTCAGAGATGCTGCGGCTCTCTTCCTGTGCCAGGGAACTCATAATGGTAATCAGGAGTTCTCCTTTGGCGTCCAGTGTCCAAATATTTTCTTTTTCAAAATAGATTTCGATTCCTTTATCTTTCAGCTTTCGCACGGTGGTCAGGCTGTCGACCGTATTCCTGGCAAACCGGCTGACAGATTTTGTGATGATAAGGTCAATTTTGCCGTCCATGGCATCATCAATCATCCGTTTAAATCCTTTCCGGTGTTTGGTATTCGTAGCTGAAATGCCTTCATCCGTATACATCCCGACAAATTCCCAATCATTTCTGCTCTGGATATAACGCGTATAATAATCCACCTGTGCTTCATAGCTGGTAAGTTGCTCATCGTGATCCGTTGAAACCCGTGCATAGCCTGCCACCCTTCTCTTTTTTTGACTGTCCATCAGCTTTTTCGTATAACTCCGCAGTGTAGCTGGAATTACCTGCACTTTTTTCATGGCAACTTCACCTCCTTCGTATGACCATCGTTAAATTGAAACAGCAATGTTTCGTTATCCTGTACTTCAATACGCTGCACTTGTGCTCTAAATGCTGTATCATCAAATTCCAATTTTCCCATTGTTTCTGCTGCCATACGCTGCAGCCATTCTTCTTTGATGCTTCTTACATGGATGCATCTATGTTCTCCCCGGCACCGCCAATAAGCCACTTTTCCATTCATACGTTTCTCTAGACAACGTATGAATTTCGTCTGGCACGCAGGACATACAATGCATTCCGAAAAAGCGGTATAACGGCCGGACGTATCACGCTGATGATACGTTTCCATCCATTGCCTCTGCTTTTTCTTCTGCTCATCCGTCCACATATCCTTTAAGGCTGTCGATTTCCATTCCTGTGTGATAACGTTTCCATCTTTGAAATGAAATACCAGCGTGTGATAAGAAGGAACAACAATCTTCTTTACCCGCTGAACAAACAGTTCTTCATCAAATTCATCTGTACCCAGAACGGCTGCGCATGCTTTTTTCAAAGCGGGCTGCGGGATGGAGCCATAGGCTCCGCAGTTTGTCCCCTTGCCCTTATGCGAATCACAGGTCCAGTATTCCCGTATCCTTCCCTTGTATTTCCGAACAACATGGACATAGCTTTTCCCGCAGATGCCACATTTGATGATCCCCGTAAAGCAAGAGGTGTTCAAAAAATCCCTGGCATATCCGCCCCGCTGCATTCCCATTTCCTTGCGATTTTTTAATTCCTGCTGAACCCATTCAAACATATCAGAAGAAATTATGGCTTCATGATGCCATTCCACTACATACCTATTCCTTTCTCCATGATTAACGGCCTGGCGTTTGGTAATAGGGTCCGTCACAAAGGTTTTCTGCATCTCAAGAACGCCCGTATAAATCCGATTCGTAAGAATCTGCCTGATACTGGCATCTTTGAAATAGTTCCCATACATGGTGCGGATCTCCCGCCGCTTTAGTTCCCGTAATATATCTTTTCTGGTTCTGCCCTGCAGATAGGCATCAAAAATTTCTCTGACAATCGCGGCTTCTTCTGGTTGGATGACCAGATTATCTTTCTCCCAGCAATAGCCGTAAACGAAGAACTTTGCATGAGGAATCCCCTGTTCAAACTTTTTACGAAACCGCCACTTGATATTATCACTGATGGATCGGCTTTCTTCCTGGGCAAAAGAGGCAAGGATGGTCAGCATCAACTCTCCATCTCCGCTCATGGTATGGATATTTTCTTTCTCAAACCAGACTTCAATACCCAGTTCTTTCAGGTGACGTACCGTCTGCAGAAGGTCAACCGTGTTTCGGGCAAACCGCTGGATGGATTTGGTCAGGATGATGTCTATTTTCCCGGCCTCGGCATCTTCCAGCATCCGCCGGAATTCCTGCCTCTTCTTTATCCCCGTCCCAGAGATGCCGTAGTCCGCATAGACCCCGGCGTATTCCCAATTCGGATTTTTCTGTATCAGCTTGCTATAATAACTGACCTGTGCCGAAAGGGAATGGTGCATCCGCTCCGATTCCATGGAGACACGGGCATAGGCTGCAACTTTCTTTCGTTGTTTCAGTCCGGATATTTTTTGTTCGATTTTACGGATAGTCCGCATAGAATCAGCTCCTTTCAACACTATATATCCCTCTTTTTTAACCAATTAGCAAGTATATAAATCGCCAGAAAAGGGCTGATATTTATGGAGCATCTCCTGCTCGAAAGTCTGGTACTCCTTCTCGGTGATAAGCTTTTCCGCCAGCATCACTCTCGCCAGATACATCGTCACCTGGAAGGTTGCTTCATTACGAAATAACCTTTTATCCATGGCGACCATCTCTGAAGCGATACTCGACATAGCAGGCATGGGAACAGAACTTCCGATGGCTGTTGCCATAGACACTGAACTTTTTGCCGCAATTTAGGCAAGTGAATGTATAGACCGCCTTCCGCTTCACCAGCTCGGGATGAGCGTTCCACCATTTGTTACGACAGGCATCGCAGCAGAATCGTTTCCGCTTGCGTCCCGGATTCTGTTCAATGGGCTTTCCACATTGCTCACAGACTGATGTTGTCTTCTTGGTAACCAGGTTGTGCCGTCTGCAGAAAGATTTCACTGTATTGATAGAAATACCGAGTATCACTGCTATCTTCCCATACCCTGCTCCGTCTCGGCGCATAGTAGTAATCTGTTGTTTCTGTTCATCCGTCATAATGAACACCTCCTGAAAATTGGCTCTCAGGAGTAATAGGACAAAAGAAATGATTTCAAGTACCCTAGAAAACAATTTTCAGTTTTTCCCAACTTGATTGGAAAAGTATGCTGAACTCAATGGGATCACTGTATCAGAATTAGTGAGACGTTCTGTTATAGAACGAATTGAAGACGAGCATGATGTAAAAGCTTACAAAGAAGCCTTGGCAGAATTTGAAGCCGACCCCGTAGTCTATTCTCTTGATGAAGTGGAAAAAGAGTTGGATCTGAAATGAATTACAGTGTTGTTTTTTTCCAAAAGAGCGTTAAAACAATTAAAAAAATTAGATAAATATACAGCATTCCTGATTACAAGTTGGTTGAGGAAAAACATAAATGGGTGTTCAGATCCTAGACAACATGACAAAGGATTAACCGCAAACAGAAGCGGGCAGTGGAGATATCGAGTAGGTGATTACCGAATCATTGTAGAAATAGAAGACACCAAGGTGATTGTTTTGGTTCTTGAAATTGGGCATAGAAAGAATATTTATCTGGATAAATAGAAATAAGCCGATACGGAACATCCTTCCCGATGTTCCGTATCGGCTTTTCTCATGCAATCTTCTGCTTTGCATCAGCCACAATAGCTTTGACCGCTTGCTGCAGCAAAGTAATATACAGCCTGTTCCGAATCTTCACCCACCAGCTGGTGGTGGTCTGGATTTCTGCTTCCAACGGATCTGTGAGGTTCTTCATCTGCGCTTCCACTAGTTTTTGGACATCATCCAGGTCAATGGACTTGATGGCCGCTTCGGCTTCGCTTCTGGCAAAGTCTACGACGACATTGGCGACGGCTTTCTTGATTTCTTCACGGTTCATAGTCATTTACCTCCTAGAATCAGTTGTTCATAATCTGTCACTCCCCTGGCAACTGCTCTGGCCATGGCATCCTGGGCGTTTGCAAGGATTTCTTCATCGCCAGGATTGGTGATAAAGGCCAGCTCGACCAGGACGGCGGGCATATCCGTGTTTGTGAGAACATACAGGCCGTTGACGCCGGGCGTAGCGATTTTCACGCCACGGTCGGTGATATCAAGGGCATCTACCAACTGGCTCTGGATGCAGCTGGCCAGCACGCTGCCACGGTAACTGCCGGCACAGGCCCAGGTTTCTGTGCCGTTGGCTTCTTCGGCTTCAGCGGCATTGCAGTGGATGGATACGAAGATGTCGGCGTCACTGCTGTTCGCCGCTTCGCAGATATCGTACAGGCTGTCGGACTGGAGCAGTTCGGTTTCAACACCAGCGGCATTCAGATAGCTTTCCGCAGATTCACCTACAGCCAGTGCCACATCACATTCGCGCAGCCCCGTTTCTCCGTTCACGGCACCGGGGTCAGGATTGCCGTTCGGCGCATGGCCGGGATTCAGGAATACTTTCATGATTTATCTTCTCCTTTCTGGTTGGCGGCGGACTTTACGGTACCGCCGATATAGCCAAGCAGGCCGGATGCGATGGACATGGCCAGCTCGTTAAGATTATAAAAAATGGCCATGATCAGGGCTGTGACCAGCCCAATGATGACCAAACAATCGGGGATATTCACTTTTTCAAACAAACTCATCCCACCACCTTAATGGTTAATACCACTTCTGCCTTTGTTGCTGAGGCTTCTGCCAGATAGGAATACAAAGCATCCGATATTTCCCCAATCATTATGACCCCCAGATCATCATCTTTCTCATAGAACAATTCTGTGGTATCCGATATTCCTGTCCCTGTCGTAAGTTCAACTTTGCAACCTGCATATCGTTTTTCTTCATCCAACAGGAACAGCAGCCCTTTACGGCTTCCATTTTCCAGAGCCCCCACGCCGACTATCTTAGGGCTTTCCGGGGATTGCTTCGTCGTCATAAGCATATGGCCAGTCAGCCACTGCGTGCCCTGTCCCGTCATCGTAAGGCTTACATCTGTAAAAGGAACAGTGGGAATCGGGGCGGCGTCGGTTGCACTGACAATCATGCCATTACTGATGGGTGCCGATATATAAGCAAGTTGAGGATTGGTACTGCTGTTTTCCTGCTCTTCCCCGTTGATAGTGATTTTCCCCGCATAATAATCGGTATCTGCTTTCAAGTTGATGCTCAAGGTATCCTGATACGTTGTAGCATATACGGTATTTCCATCTGAGTCTGTTTGTGAGGATAACTCCGGATGGTTGCAGGTAAGCGTAATGGTCTGATGCTCTTTTTGAATCAGGGTTATCGTCTTTCGTGCATCTGCCTGTGACAGGTCAGCCGTCCCCGTCACCAGTTCACCCTCTGAGGTATAAAACTTTTTCCCCTTAGCCACATCGGCAGCTTTCGCCGTTGTGTCAGACACTTCGCAGAACCGTGCCCTGCCGCCGTTTTTTAGGGGAATCAGGATGGATGGCACTTCGCTGTAACTGGCTCCGGCTATCGTCACATTTACCTTCATGGCCTTCCCTCCTTACTCGACAGTCAGGATTTTCGTCAGGCTGTCCTGGGAAACGGAAACGGTCGTCAGACTGCCCGTCACCTTGGTACCATTGATGTAGGCCGTCTTACCGCTGACAATCGTCCCCGCGGCGGCGGTGGCATCACTGGTATCGACTACGCTGGACTTGCCGCTGATGCCGAGGACCGTCACCCCGGACTTGATGTTGCCGCTGACGAGCTTGGCCTGTTCTTCTTTGCTGATACGCACAGAGCCGCTGCCATTATGGAAGCCGGCCGGGATGGTATAGGCGCCATCAGCTTTGGCAATGCTGCCGCTGACCGCGCCGTTGTCAGTCATCGTCCCGATAACAGACCCGCTGCCCAGGAAAACTGACTTGCCGTTCAGGATATCGCCGGAAGAGGCCGTAGCGCCAGAGGTATCATAAAAGACCGCGCTGCCCTCCCCTTCTGCCAGGGGAATCGATACCTGCGGCACTTCTGCATAGATAACGGAATTGATTTTTACGTTCTTCGCCATGTTGATTGCTCCTTTACTCGACTTTTAATTCATAGCCATTGAAACTGATCCTGCCATAATTCGACGGAATGGCAGCCACCGTCACTTTGGAAAGAGCAGTATACCCGCCGTCTGCGGTGATGACCTGCTCCTGAGCCGTTGGAGTGACTCGCTTTTCCTGGTACGCTTCAGACGGCGCCTGTGGCATGGAAAGAATGCCGACCAGAGAATTTCTTTTAAGAGGTAGGGAAACAAAGCCTGCTAAAGTACTTTCATTCTGTGCCACGCTCCGTCACGCTCCTTTCCAGGAAAAAATCCCTGGCCGGGATGATGGTATCGGTATAGCCAGTTCCCCGCACGAGCTTCACTTCATAGATATACCGGCCACAGGATAAATGCCGTGTATCTTCCGGCAGGAATACCAGAACACAGCTGTCCTGCTCCTGACGGATGCCCTGGCCCAGCGTTTTCGTGAGGACAGGGTCCTTATCCGTAATGAAGCGTTTCAGTGTAAAGGTCAGGCGGTCGCCGTCCCCCGGGATAAAGACACTGCCCGTTACCCGGTCGCGGATGGTCAGGTCGAATTCTGCTGAATCGCCCCGCGTCAGATGGATCCGGTTCTTCACTACAAAAAAGCTCATCTCCCTCACCCCTGTTCATGCTGGCGCTGTTCCATCACATCCAGGCGGTGATGGGCATGCTCTGTCGATTCTTCCACCCGGGACAGCCGCTCGGCCATCTGCTGCCGTTTGGCTTCCGTATCCGTCAGCTGCCGGCGCAGTTCGACGACACAGTCCCGAAGGCTCCGCACCGATTCATTCAGCGGCTTAATGACGCTGAAGTTGAAGATGACGCCGCAGAGCATCAGGACCGATACCAGAGACGCGGCCATCTGTAACCATTCAGCCATATTCCTCACCCCCTATCCTGTCCGCTGGAACATATACACGACAATGGACGGCTGCATATTGTTGTGCGGCTGGCCGCCGCCCGTCCGGGAAAGGCTGTGGGAATGATTTCCATCCCAGGACGTATGCCCGTCTACCTGATTGCCATGCCAGCAGCCGTCGCCATAGCCTACGGCCACAGGTGCATCATTGCCTTCACAGGCATCCCACTGGAAGTTGCGCGGCAATGCCCCGCAGGACCAATGACGATGATTTCCGCTGTCTCCAACCGTATGGCCATGAGCCGGAGTTTCTGGAATCGTAAGGTTGTGCTTTTCTTCGCCCAGTTTGTCCCCGGCCTTGTACATGGTTCCGCTGTCTGCCGCCCCGGCCCCAATCAGGCAACGGCCCATGGCAAAGGCCACCCAGGTCGTCCCCGGCCAGTACGTTGCCGGATTCTTCCCGTCCGCAGAAATGTAGATGGCATTGACAGGGAACGGGCATGCCTGGATCTTGGCCACGGCTTCCTCGTCCATATCGGCATAGGTGACCTTGCCCCAGCTGCCATTGCTGTGCAGGACGGTATTCAGCTTCCCTGCAGAAGGTGACGGGACCATGCCGCTCTGGCCTGCTGTCTTTTCGCCGCAGCCGCTGAAATCCGGCAGGGTGATATCCCTCGTGCCGTCAAACAGCACCCGGTGAATCTTCCGTCCCGTCTGCAGCTTCGACGCACTGGCCGCATTGCCGCTGATGCCGCTGGCATGGGCCTTGGCATCGGTCAGGTGGGCATTAATGTCAGCGGCCGTAGCAGAAATCCGCTCATAGAGCCGGGCATCATTACTGACCAGCTGGGACACGGTCCTGTTCTGCTGATTGAAGACGACCGGGTCTTCCGAAAGATACTGAGGGAAAAGCACATCATAATCCAGCGTATTCTCCACAGCTTCTGTGGGCCGGACTTCCTGCCCGGCCCGGTCCGGAAAATCCGCCGACCATTTCTCTTTGCTGTAATCATCCATTTGTCATCACTCCTTTCTTGGATACGATGGTCGCCGTCGAGAAGGTGGCTTCTCCGTTCCAGTGAATCTTGCCATTCCAGGAATAACCCAAGTAGATGGCATAGCCCAGATGGGCCGGCTTGTAGATGTCGAGCTGGGCAATCAGCTTCGAAAGCGTTCCGGTATCCTTGTCGTTCATAATGCAGTACACCTTGAAATAATATTCTTCATTCACTTCCTCGATGTGGCCAACACTGTACAGGTTCACGATGGAGTTCATGAAATCCACCGTAGACACATCCACATGCTGCAGCTTAAAGAGGATCCGCTGCCTGCGGAATTCGTCGGTATCCCCGTCGCCGGGCTTGATGCCAAGGAACGATTCATAAAGAGACAGCGCCCAGGTGGCTGTGTTCACGAAGAAGTTGTCCGCCAGGTCCTGCAGAGCCAGGCGCAGGCGGTCATGCTCCTCATTGCAGGTTTCTGCCGCCCGGCGGAACATCGGGGCCTTCGATAAAAAATGCGGCAAATACTTCAGGATATCCATCCGCCTCTGCCGCATCCAGTTATTGGCTGACAAGGTTCAGCACCACCTTTCCGGCTACCGGAATCTGCTCGTTCGTCAGTTCCACATTGGCCGCGTTTCCATTAAGCTTCAAATTCTTATAATCCGTAATGCCGCTGATGGAAAGGAGGAGTTTCCCCATCTGGGCCAGGCTGACATAGGAAAGCGTAAAACCCGTCTGCTTGAGATAGGCTGTCATGGCTGCCTTTACGGCATCGGGACTCGCGGTTCCGTAGATATCTGCCGTCAGGTCAATGGTCAAAGGAGCTGGTGAAACGACGGTCACGGTCGCTCCAATGGGCCGCTGGCTTTCGATGTAGTCGTAGACTTCCTGTATCAGTTCCGCCGATGCCGATTCGTTCTCTGCCGTGACGATAATGACCTTCACTGTACCATTGCCCTGCCAGAGCGGGATGACTTTGCAATTCCCGACGCCATCGACGGACATGGCCCAGTCACGATAATGATTGGCATTGCCCGAAGTAATGGGCTGGCGAACCCGGAAAAGTAACCGGGCAAGGAGTGCGGCATCCGTTTCTTCATCCGCACCATCGGTGCATTTCTTATGGTTAACGACCGCCGAGATATTCGGGATGGAATAGGGGATTTCCGTAATCGTTCCTTCGGCCACATTGCCAGTCGCTCCGGCATCGGCGGCTTCCACAGGAATCGTAACCTCAGCGGCATCGGCAGGAATGGTGGCCGACTCCAGGGTGTAAAAGCGTCGGCCGTCTTTTGTCTGGAAGAGACTGCTGCGAATGATGTAGGCTCCTGCCATCCCCGTCACCGTGACTTCTCCTTTGGCCTTGACGGCTTTCTTGCGATCGACGCCAAATTCCGCTGCCCGCAGCGTCAGGTAATCTCCCCAGGACGTTTTGGCAAAGGCCGCGTCGCGCAGCATGGCCATCTCGGCATAGCTGCTCTCAAATTCCACAGCATTGGCGTCGATCAGGTCGCGGGCAAAGGTACCTTCCATGGTACTTTGCTCTTTTTCCGTGATGGTGTGCAGGGTCTGGGTCATGCGGCTTTCAATCACATCTTTAGTCTGTGCATCAAATAAATTGCTCATGCCTTGCTCCTTCCTGTCGTCACGGTCAATGATTCGTCACTGTAAATAGAAGTGACGTCAACCGTAATGACCAAATCATCCCGTTCCCGCTTCTCCACCTCGACATGGTTAATGCGGGCAATGTACGGATTCACCATCAATCCCTCGCGGATATTCCGGCAGATCTGGTCTGCCGTATACCGGCTGTTTGACGTTCTCCCCTGATACGGCTCGATGGTAATGCCATAGCTGTCATCATAGGCCAAGTAGCGATACCGCTCGGTGAGGATTGCCTTATAAATCCAGACCTTGAGGGCTTCATTTTCCGTCACCATCAGGTTCTGGCCTTTTTCATCGTAGCGGAAGCACTGCTTATCAAAGTCATAGCCGTATTCTACAAAAAGAGGCAGCGACTCATTCCGGTTCGCTGCCTGGATGCTGTTCATTGCTACAAAAGGATCAGCCATGGCCATCAATCCTCACAATCTCGTCCAAAATGATGTACTGCTGGATCCGGCCATTGATGAGCATGGGCATGATGGCCACGTACATGCCGGGCTTTAGTGTATCCGTATAGATGACGGAATCGGTGTAGTCATTATCGATATCATGATTATGGGACTGGTAAGCCGCATCACCGCTGCCGCCGGCACGATTCTGTGTCGCCGATACCAGATGCCCTTTAGCTGTGCGGCCATAACCTGCCAGGAGATAATGGGAAATCCACAGCTCCTCTTTGGTCAAAATGATGCCATTGTAGCGGACCTTGATATCTGGCGGCGAAGCAAGGATCTGCCCGATTTGAATGTCCGGGCTGTTGCTGCTACGGCTGACCTGCTCCATCAGATTCAGCAGGCTGATATACGGATTTTTCTGCACACGCTCACCCCCTTGAGGTCTTGATAATCGTTGCCGGATAATAGTCGCTTCCCATATCGATGCTGCCTTCGTAGTGATGAAAACAGCCATAGACATGGGAACTGTTGCCCCAGCAGCCGCCGTTTCCGTCATAGACCACGACATGCCAGTTCGGATCCGGCTTGCTGTAGCGGTTGTACATGATGATGTCGCCTTTCTCCAGCTGTGCCGGGTCGTAGGGGATCGCCAGTCCCTGGGCTTCGGCATCGGCCCGGAGCTGGTCGCAGCCTTTCACGCCATTGTTATATTCCTGCGCTGCAAAAGGGGAATAGCCCGCCGCGGCGATGGTCGCCCGGTCGACACAGCCTTCTGAGCCATAGGGAGACACAGTACCGTCGAAGTTGGCCATGCACGCATCGACCACACTGCTGCCAGCCATAGCGCCACCTGCAGGAACAGAAGATGTCGATTCCGTTTCCGCTGGCGGCACATAATCCGGGTTAGCATTGTACGATGCGCTGTCCAGTTCCTGTTTCTGCTCATCCAGCAGTTTGTGGAATACCAGATGCAGCTCCATCAGGTGCTTGTTCCCTTCAATTTTATGGCTGTCTGACTTGATGAAGAACTGGCCCTTGAGCTGTTCTTCCTGGACTGAGACAGAAAACCCGGCGATACACTGGATATGACCGATGGCCCGGATGGACATGTCATGGGCGACGGTCTTCAGCATGGCCCTTGCCTGCGAGGCATCGTCCTGCTTGGGGTCGGCCTTGCAAATGGCCTGGATGAGACCGAATCGGTCGATATCCGTCTGATTGGGCAGTTCGCCTTTCGTCTGCCCGGCACTGTCGACGACGATGACCTTAGAAACCATGTCTTCGACCGACTCCGACACGGAAGCGCCGGTCAGATTTGTCACATCGCTGATCAGGAAATCTTCCGCCACCTGGTCGTTCATGCAGACCACGTTGAGCTTCCCTTCGGTCATGTAGATATGGTATCCCTTGCCATCTTGTGCGGATTGATAGGATAATGCCTGCTTGATAGCCTCCGTAGCCGAGATATCATCGGCAATGAAATTGCAGGTGACGGACAGGTCGGGAATAGTCCCGGCCGGAATAGAAAAGTCATTGATGGTCTGGCGGATGGCGTCGGCCACTGTGACGTTCGTGTACTTCTTGGTTATGCGGGACTTGGCCAGATAGACGATATTGTCGAAGGCTGTAAAATGCATCACGGAAGAGCCACTTTCCCGGCTGCGGCCAAAAATACGTCCCTGAAAGAGGTGGAAGGTCTGCTGCGTCTTATCGTCAATGTGGATAAACAGCACCTCGTCCCCCAGTTCCAGTTCCGGATTCTGCCAAGATTTATCCCGCGTCGTATAGGCCAGGTCGAATTCCAGCCTGCGTCCGGCCTGCTCGACGTCCCCGGACCAGGTCGCGGAAATCAGCCAGCCTGTAAGGTCTGCGTTCTCGGGCTTTTTCTGGCCTTCCGTCTGAGCATCCTCGGTATTGGCTTGCTTATTAATTCTTTGTAACTGGAACATTTTCATCATTCCTTTTGAGGTTCATCGTCGTCAGGCGGATGATATCCCCGGGCGAAAGACCGCCGTTACGGACGATACTGCGATAAATCTGGAACTTCGAGAACTGCTCATTGTTGAGCGTCACCGATTTTCCCACGGCCCGGCCGATGACGTTTCTGATGCTGTCCCCGGGATAATAGGTGATGTTCTTCTTCATCTTCGACCAGAACGATTCCGGCCGCTTCTTTAGTCCTGTCGCAGCATCAGTCTTTCCTGTCTCCGGTGCCGTGACATAGCGGTACTCTGTCAGCCCCAGCTCGTAATAGACATCGCCGCTGCCGTCCTTTTCGCCAAACTTGAAGGACGAAATCAGGCAGGGCATGGAAAGCGGCGTATCCGACACCGCCAGCTGACAGATGCTGTCACCGGTACGCATCGTTTCTAGTTGGGCAATGTACGTATAAGGCGCCAACCCCATCATGGCAAAGGGATAATCCTGGGCCGGGAAAAAGCCGGAAAGGGTCAGTGTCTTGAGTCCCGTCTTCCCCATCATGAGGTAGTCACCGAAGTTGTTGATGTTCACCGTACCATGGTTCGTATTGACGGAAACCATCAGCTCCGAAGGCAGGACGGGAAAGGTCACGACAGAGCTGCCCGCAGCCAGGGAAATCGTCAGATCCTGTGACGCCTGCCCGATGGCATTCAGGATGGATTCTAAGAATGAGGCCATCAGATGGTCGCTCCTTTCATGCGGTTCATGCCGTACAGCCGGATCTTTTCCACCAGCTTATTGGCTATGGCATCGATGTCCTGCTCGCTGCGGACGTTCATCGTATCGATGCGGATAGTGATGGAATGGCTGCCTGCGTTCATGGCCTGCCGGATGCTTTCATCATGCGGGACCACGGTACTGCCGTTTGGCAGGTGGACCAGCTCGCCCCGGCGGTCTTCGTTGATGACAGCAAAGCCGCCGCCAAAGTTCTCGACGCCTCCGGCAAAGTGGCTGATGGGTTCAATATTGAATCCCACATGAGTCGGTGCCCCGCCCGTCAGGGACGGGATGTCGATGGACAGACTATTGACGCTGGCAATGAGTCCGTTCACCTGGTCGATGACCCAGTTCACACCGCTCCGGAAGGTGTCCTTGATGCTCTCCCAGATACTGGAGGCCGTCTTGCTGATGCCGTTCATGGCTCCGTCCCAGGCAGAACTGATCCAGTTCATCCCCGCATCGACGGCGTCCGATACCGCCTGGATGGCCTGTTCGATATACTGAGAAACCGTATCCCAGTTTCTCCAGAGGAGATACAGCCCTGCAATGATGGCAGCGATGACAAGAAGGATGGGATTGGGCATCGCTGCTGCACCGACTGCCCGGATGACCGTAATCATCATCCTGCCCACGGTCAGGAAGGTACTGCCCATGCCTTTGGCAACGATGGCGATACCTCTTGCCACCGTGATGAGGCCCTTGAACTGGACAGCCAGATACTTCGATACGCTCCCAGCCTTGCTGATGCCAGCAGCGATGGAGCTGAACGTCCCGAAGACCCGTCCGCCTATCGTCAGCACCCGTCCCAGAGTTGAACCGAAGAGTTGGAAAGTCACGATGCCAAAAGCTATCTGGCCGATCAGCGTCTTCTGCTCTGGCGTCAGCGACCGGAACCAGGCCGCCAGTTCCTTGACGCGCAGGGACATGGCCTTGAAATAAGGGGTAAAGGAAACAGCCAGGTCCATCCCGGCATTCTTCAGCTGGTTCATGGCAATCTGCATCTGCTCCGACGGGGTCAGCATCTTCTCATAAGCTTCCCGGGTCATGCCGGCAGACTGGGCCATCTGATTCATGACCTTATCGAAATCCCCGGCTCCCTTGCCCGTCAGGACCAGGATGCTGTTCAATCCTTCGACGGAACCAAAGAGCTGGGCCATCTGTTCGGCATCGCCGCCTGTAGCCCGCTTCATTTCATCCAGAAACTTCACCCAGCCCACGCTCTGCAAATGAGCCGTGTTGAACTCAAGACCCAGGGACTGAGCCAGCTTCGCCGCTTCAGCAGATGGCTTCAGGATGTTGCTGTAAGCCGCCTTGAGTCCTGTGATGGCTTCGCTGGTCCGGATGCCGTTCTTGGTCAGGACGGCAATGGAACCGAACAGTTCCTGGGTGCTGACATTGAGCTGTGCCGCAATGGGGATGATGTTGCCCATGGACTGGGCCATCTCGCCGAAGGATGTCTTGCCGAAGTTCTGTGCCAGGAGCATCTGGTCCGTCACTGCCGTGGCTTCCTCTGCCGATTTCCCATAGGCATTGAGGACGGTCGTGACGCCATTCACGGCTGTCGTCGTATCCGTGAACCCGGCCTTGGCGGCGATGGTCATATCCTTGACAAAGCCTACAGCATGGCCGGCATCGACACCTGCCGAGATGGCCTGGTAGACCGATTCGGAAAGGTCGGCAACGCCTGCCCCGGTCTCATCGCTAACAGCACGGATCTTATCACTGACCTTCTGCATGGAAACGACAGTCGTATCCACCAGGGTCGAAATCTTGGCGATGCCGCCCGCAAAGTCGCTGTGCAGCTTGAAGCCTGCCGTCGCAGCCGCTAGGATGGGGGCCGACAGCAGGGCCATCTTGTCTGACAGGCCGGAAATCTTGCTTCCCGTCTGCTCGATGCTCTTTGCCGTCCGTTTTTGGATGCGCTCATGCTCCGTCAGCTTGTCCGACAGACCACTGACCGATTGTTTCGCCGCCGCCATCTGGGTCTTCATGGTCCCCAGGCTGGCATTGACACTCCGCACCGTCGGTGTGAACAAATCCCGCAGCCGGATGGCGGCATCGATGACGTTATTGGCCATGCTGTTTCACCTCACTTTTAAGGAAATTTCATGTATAATAAAGTAAGTTATAGAAAAGGATGTGGATCTATGGAAAATGTAAAAAATGAAATCAATGCCGTTGTAAACCGTTATATCATGGCAATTCACACTCAGGATGAACTCAGTTTTAAATCGCTATGGAGTGGTGCTGATATAGATACATTGATTTCTATCACCAACATTTATTACGGTTTGGAAAAAATCTATTCTGATTTTGTAATTGGTATTATCCAGAAAGCCTATACAAGAATCGATCTGATTGCAGATGGCGACCCGGAAATCCATCTTCTGGATGAAGCCACAGCTGTAGTCATCTTTCAGTACCATACAGAATGTATAAAACGGGAAGATGGCAGTTCCTTTGGAATCAAAGGCGTGGAAACCCAGGTCATGAAAAAAATCCAGGGAGAATGGAAACTCTGCCACATCCATTATTCCATGTAGTTTTACGAAAATCAGAGCGTCTTCGTCGTTCATCACGGAGATGCTCTTTTCTTATTTTCTTCCATCTCATACCGGATAAAGGCGTACAGTACCTGCCGTTCCCCGCAGCCACATTGCAGGACCTCTGACGGCAGCAGGTGATGGTCCCTAAAAAGGAGATACATCGCCTGTACCTCGCCATCGGTCTGAATCAGTTTTTTACGGCTTTATCCACCTTATCTTGTGTGGTATAACCGTTCAGTTCGGTGATCTGTGCCGTAAGGTCGGCAATTTCCCCGGCCAGGAAGAGTTTCCGGATGATGTCTGCCGGAATAGCAGCCCCGAATTTTTCCAGGAGGTCTTTGTTCTTGAGGTCTGGGTCTGCGATACCCGCCAGGAGTGTCTGGATCTGCATCTTGTAAAGGTCGATATTTTCTGCGCTGCCGCTTGTGAAATCGACGGCCATCTTCTGGATATCGGCATAGCGTTCGGGGTCGATGGCCTGCAGCGTCACAATGAAATCAAAGCCCAGAAGCTTACTCAGGCGTTCCATCTTTACTTTTTTTGTCGGTTTATTCGCCAGTTTGTTGGCGATATCTGCTTTCAGCAGCTTGTCAACCATATTCATGTGCATGTCCTCCTTATGCTAAATCCAACAGGTCCCAGTCAGAGAAGGTGAAGCTGTAGCTTTCTTCCCCCATCTTGTCCACTTCCCAGTCAGCCAGGATAAGGCTGTCGAAGGTGGCGTCTTTGATGACGATACGTTCGCTGCCGATGGCATCCTTATCATCAAGGACAGAAACGATGGTCACGACGGTCTGCTTGCCCGCCTTGATGTTGTCGTTCATCTTCTTAATCATGTAGCTCGAGACTTTATGCAGCTTCAGCTGGCCTTTACAATCGTAGCCTGTGACCTTATAGCCCTTGCCGACATGGCGGAGCATCTTCACTTCTTCCTTGGTCAGCGTGACCTCGGCCTTGAAAGCGGTGGCTTCGGCCATGAGGTCGCCGTCGATATAGAGGTCGGCATACTTTCCATTCATCACCCGTTTGGCTTCCATGCTGTTCACTGTACTTCACCTCCTCAGATATTGACGGCAATTGTGACATCTTCCATGGCATCCAGGAGCGAAGCATCTACGGCGATAAAGACATTGCTGCCGATATTGTCCATCTTGATGTCCATTTCCGACATATCCGCCAGTTCCTCTTTCGTATACTTGCCATTGGATTCCAGCCAGATCTTCGTGGATTCCACATCAATATAAGCCGTATTCTGCCCCTGCTCCAGCAGGCCCTCCTGGGCCAGCTGGTCAAGATACCCCTGGATAGCCGTCACCAGGAGGCATCGGTTGGCATAGCTATTGGCATACTTGCCAAGGTAATGGTCCTGGGCTGTGGTGCGGATATCGTCATACATCATGTCCATTAAATCGACGAGCTTGATTTTCTGGAACGATACGCCTCTCCCCTGGACTGTCGTGACCAGGGAGTTGATGCCGCGGCCCAGCTTGACCTTTTCCCCGTCAAAGAAGAAGAACAGCTTGCCGGCATCCGTCATGGTATCCATTTCTTCCTTCGTCCAGACGTCGCAGCCAATGACTTCCGGCAGCGGCGCATACGTACAGGCAATGGTCATTGGCGTTCCTGCGATGATGCCCGCGATGCGCCCGCAGTACTGGGCCGTCGTGTAGGTCTTCGCTTTCGTGCGGATGACTTGATTGACGAAGTTGATGACTCCTTCCATATCCGCCGTGCAGTCCGGCAGGACGGCCTTGATGCGTTTGTTCTTATTCGTCCGCATCCCCTTGATCCAGGTGGCGATGGTGTCGATGTGGTTTTCTTCGATGTCCGGGATGACCAGGTAATCGAAGCGCTTGTTCTCGATGGCCTTGAGTACATCGGTATAATCTTCTGCGTCCTTGCTGATGATTTCGGCGATGACTTTTTTCGGACTGTTCACGTAGCCGCGAAGGGTCAGTTCCAGCTGCTCACGGTTGCTGTCTGAGAGTTCTTTGGGGATGTCATCTGCCGTATACAGGTTCACTTCCGTCTGGGACGGCAGTGTCTCTTCTTTCAGAATCAGAAGGACAATACCGCGTTCGCTGCGTTCGATGGCACTGATGCCTTTTTCTTTGAACGCGATATTAATGGATGGCATTTTCATGGGTTACGTCTCCTTTCCCTGATACCGCTGATGCAGTACCTTCATGATTTCTGCCGTTTCTTCTTTTTCCCGAGCGTCATAGTACTGGAAGGTCAGCGTCAGACACCCACCGTCATTGTCCGTCCCCATCAGCTCCTCACTCATAGACACGACAGGGAGATAACGGTTGCCGACTTTCAGTCCGTCCCGGAATAAATTTTCCGCAGCAAAAAGCACGGCGTAGATGGCCGTGCTTTTTTCCTGCTTCTTCGGCAGATACGTAATGTAGAGGTCCGTATCCCGGTAGACCTCGTTTTCTTTCTGCGGCGTCGCTACCGTCATTGTCTTCAGAAAAAAGGCCGGCGGCGCAAAGCCTTCCTTGACTTCCTGCAAATAGACGGGATACGGGAACCGCTCTTTGAGTTTCTGCTGCACCGCCTGCAGGATATCGAGGTCATGGATCATGTGCCGCCTGCTTTCCTGAGGAGTTTCTTCGTGAGTTTCTCCAGTCCCGGCTGCAAGTCGCTGGCTTCAAACTGCTTGACGGATTTCTCCGTATAGTGCTGGCCTTCATAATAGCCCACGGTCCTGCCGCCCGGCGTTTTCTTGACATGGCCGTTATTCAAGAGATGATGGACCGGATGCTTGTTGACCAGTTCATAGGTCAGCTCGGAGCCGTTATACCCTTTCACCTTATGCTTCCAGCCTTTCTTCAGCTTGCCCGTGCTGCCTTCCGGCGTGTTTTTTACGCACTCCTTCTTGAGCTTGTTGCCAAGCGTCACCAGGCCCTTTTCGGCAGTGCCGGGAAACTCTTCAATAGCAGAAAGCAGTTTTTCTGAAAGGTCATCCAATCCTTTGACCTCAAAGTCACTTCCGCTCATTGTCCGTCCCCCTCACTTCTTCCGTGCAGTACAGTTCCAGTGCTTCATGGCGCATGTACGGGTCCACGATGGTGTCGATGTCGTAGAGGTGATTCTGGTATTTCACTTTCATATCGTGCGTGATATGCGGACGCCAGCGGATAGTGATCTTGCTGTACTCCGTGTCCGCCTTGCGTTCCATCTCATAGAACAATTTGCCCCGGGCAGGCTCAATGGATGCCCAACAGCGATATACTACGACGTCGGCCTGGGTATCGAAACCATATTCATCCGTCACGGCCTGCTTTCCCAGAATCTCAATCCGTTTGTTCAAAAGCCCCGTCTTCATGGGCATCCCCCCTTTTTCAAAAACAGCTCCGCCGGACCCCGAACATCAGCCAGCGCAGACGTTTCAAAAGGCCTGCGTAGTCCGCTTCCTCCCGGTGCTCATATAAAAAAGCTGCCGCGAAGAGAATCGCTTCGTGAAAAACTACGGGATTCTCTTCGGCATCGGCTTCCTCACAGCGGGATATATCCAGGCAGAGGGCCTGGGCTGTTTCCAGGGAAGACTGAATGACGTCATCATTACTCGTGTCATCTTCATCAATCCGCAGGTATTCCCTGGCTTCTTCCAGCGTCACAATCATGGTTTATCCCTTCGCTTTCATCTCCAGGGACTTGACCGCTTCCTTCAGCATCAGCATGCCATCGACGCGCTGGCTTGCGAGGAAGCCGATCTGGCCGTTGGCGGCATACAGTTCGTTGAGCCGCTTGAAGGAGCGGTATTCCCGGTCGGCAATCCAATAGTAGCTGAAATCGCCGAAGAGCATGGGACGGTTGCCGGCCGCCAGTTCCGGGGCAAAGGATGTGCTGTAGCAGGGACGGTTCAGGATGGTATCCGGTGTCCCGGCCGTGACAGACGGCTGCCAGATGTAGTTGCCGTTGTTGTCTTTGATTTTGCGCAGGGCCTTGATCGTAGCATCGTTCAGGAGCCATACGGCCTTGCGGCGGTACGGGATACGCAGGGAATGATACAGGTCGATGACATCATCAAAGGTGATGGATGCGCCATTGGCCGTCACGCCCAGTTCCGCAGACGGGAACACGCCAGTCGGCTTGTTCTTCCCGTCGCCCGTGAGGAAAGCTTCTTCTTCCTTCGTGCCGATACGGCGGGCAAATTCGCCGGCGATATAGCTTTCCAGGTCGAAGACGCTGTCATTCAGAAGTTCTTCCGATACACGGATAGCCGTACCCAGCTTGTACGCCCCGATGGACTGCTGGCCGAAAGTATCCTGGCTGTCCGGATAGAGTCCGTTCTCTTCCATCCAGGACGCTTCGCCATGTCCCGTCACGACAGGAATCTTGCGGTCGCCGCTGGTATGGATGACCGTTGCCAGGCCGCGGAAGAAGTTCTCTTCCTGGAGCTTGTCGATGAGCTGATGCTCGAATTCATCCGGCACCAGATAGCCGCCATCGGCATCTGTGCCCACGCTCAGGGCGTTCTGTACATCGATGAAGTTTTTATGGCGGATGCTGTCCCAGAAGGCTTTTCGGTAAGCCAGAGATGCACGGCCTTTCTTTTCCGGGGCCTGGTTCCCAGCACCGGGCTGTTCCGTGATGGGAGAAGATGTCGGCTGGGCCAGCTGGGCATCGAGCTGCTGCTGGCGTTCCAGGCGGTCGATTTCCTTGCCCAGATTCACCACATCCGCTTCCATCTTGTCATACCGGGATGCATCTTCTGCCGATACCATGCCGTTCTCATCGCGGGCCGTATCCAGGAAGGCTTTCGCCGCATCCCAGAGGTTCTTGCGCTTCTCGCGCAGTGCTAAACTCGTATCCATTGTATTTGTCCTCCTGTCAATGAATGAGCAATGCCAGCCGTTTCTCTAAGGAAGCGGCTGGCACTTTCTGCAAGGGTTTCTTTGGTTTCAGTTTCTGTACAAAGGAATTCGTCACCGTGACCGGGCTGTACAGCATGGCTTCCGGCTGCTGTTCTCCGTCTTCCTGGTCAAAAAGGATCTCATCGGCAAAGCCCAGTTCCACGGCCTTCCGGGCATTGAGCCAGGTCTCGTCATCCATCATGTGCGAAATCTTCGTGCGGGCCAGGCCGCTCTTGATTTCATAGGCATTGATGATGCTCTCCTTGACTTCGCTCAGCATGCCGATGGTCTTTTCCATCTCGGCTTTATCCCCATAAGCCAGGGTCGCCGGATTGTGGATCATCAGGATAGCCACCGGCGACATGCAGACCTTCGTCCCGGCCATGGCGATGACGGAGGCAGCCGAAGCCGCCAGGCCGTCGATCTTGACGGTAACGTTCCCGGGATAATCCATGAGCATGTTATAAATTTGGGCAGCGGCAAAACAGTCCCCGCCCGGGCTGTTGATCCAGAGGGTGATGTCGCCGCTGCCCGCATTCAGTTCTTCCTTGAAAGCCTTCGGGGTCACTTCATCGCCCCACCAGGTCTCGTCCGAAATCTGGCCGTCCAGGTACAGCGTCCGTTCACTGCCGAAGGCATCGGGAACCGCATTGGTCACCCACTTCCAAAATTTATGTTTCATTCGTTTCTCCCTTCTGGGCAAAGGCCCCGGCATCCTTGAGCTTGGTCATGCTGCCGTTCACCAGGTACAGATTGCCGCCTTCCTCATCGGGTACGGGATTCATGTCTTCCATCTCCCGGATATCGTTGGCGGACAGCCAGCCGTTCTGCCGGCCGATGCTGTACCCGGTCATGCGGCTCTCGTAATCGCCGCGCATGAGGCCGTTCACGTTGAACTTCAGGAAATACTGCTTCTTCTC